ATGGTTGTCTCCAAAGGTCCTCCATTTCATTATCCACAGCTTCATCAACAAAGTCCCAGAACCTCATGTCTGGTATGCCTCCAAGCTCACCCTCACTTGTGTCAAGCACATATTCAGCATAGTCAAAATATTTCCCGTGAGGGCCGATGTCAAACTCGTTCGCGTTCTCACCAGCTCGTTTTGGATTGGAGAAGAATAGCTGGATAAAGTTTCCTCTCCCTGTTGGCCCTTCACCTCTGTAATGTGCGCCGAGAACTCGCTCATGCCCGACAAACACTGCGCCGCGATCTACAAGGTGATATGGAGAGCCGAAAATCTTTCGTTTATCTGCTGATCTTTCTTCATCACTGTCAATAGGGAAAGAGGGTAAAGATGTAACTTTGTGATAAAGATAACCGGCTATATTTCGGAGAAATACTTTCTTTCTCCTACCTTCAAGCCTAATTTTTAATGATCTAGCAGAGTGTGGCATTATTTAAAAAGAACCTCTTTATGATGAAAATTCTGCTGGCGGTCAAGAAAGTCACCGTCAATCGCTGAAACTTCGTATTGCTCACCTTTGTATGCGAAATACGCGTCAGTTAGATCAACATCATCAAGGAGAAAAATCATACCCTTACCTATTTCTTCTGCAACTCCCTGACCGCCAACAGAATGTCTATCACCGATTGAACGCCATACCACTTTCGACCCAAACTCAAGCCATACATCATAAGTTCCGATCTCCTCAGGATCTGTAATTTCCTGTTTCCAGTTCCTAACTCGTCGATAAAATGTAATGGAGGCGTTAGTTTGCATCGCTATTAAACTTATACCTATCTAAAGTTTCCACATCATCTAAATCATCCTCACCAGTTGAAACTCCGGCTCCGGTTGATGATGCGTACTCTTTGTAGAGTTTATCATACCATTCGTACTTCTTTGACAGTTCTTCATAAGTTCGACCCATGCGATAGGTTGGCTGGAATTTTTTCCTTAAAAGTTCAAAGGTTTTCATTCCAGCCAACCTGACCTGAGCATTTGTGTATAAGCCGAGAATACCTGCAAGCTCATCACTTGTCAAGTCGCTTATCGCAGTGGAACCAACTTCAAGAAGCAGAGTGGCCTGATCCATTATGCAATCACGTCGTAGTAGTAGAGACCCAGGTCACTTGAAAGCTGAACAGGATCAATTTTAAGCATCGCCTCAATCCGGAGAGCATCATTCCGCCACTCCATTGGGATGCGTTTAGTCTGGACACGATTGCCCAGCCTTTTATACACAAGTGTGTAGCCAGCTGAGGGTTTAAACTTGCTGGGACGATCCGGGGTGTAGCACAGAAGCATCTTTTTGGTAAGCATGAAGTCTGTGCCCCCACTGTTCACATCATTAACAACTTCAAGAGAATCAACTTCGAACAGTTTTGCCAGCAAGTCTTTGGACACAACCTTATCACTGGTATTTTTCATCTTGCCAGTGATGTCAGGATGTGTTTTCAGGGTACGAAAAACATCGGCAGTCATGATCAGCCGGTTGGGGCTGTAGCCAGTGGTTTTGGCGACAGTTTCTTTACCTTCAAGGATAGTAGCAACCGGAGTAGCTGCACTATCATTAAACTCAAGAAAGTCCCCACCACTGTCCGCACCCTGCAGATCATCACTCCAGATGGATGCAGTAAAGTAAGTGTCGATCAGGTGTTTGAGAGTCACGCGGTTAATGCGATTAAGCACAAACTCAGTAGCGTCACGCACCGGATCGAACGGGTTGTCATATTCATTCCTATCATCCTTGGAAATGTCCTTGTGGAAGGCATATTCAAGAAGGGAATAAGCCTGCTGACTAACTGTGTAGTCATCGCCAATGGACTCAGTGCTTCCCTGTCGTAGGTAATCACTTACAGTTCCAATATACAGCCAGTCATTCTTGGTGTATTTAGCAATGTAACCAGTAAGCTGAGCAGACCCGACTTCCGGAAAGATCTTGAACATATCAAGACCTACCTCCTGGACGTATTTATTAGCTACGCCAGATACATATTTATCAGTTATTTGATCAAACCAATTAGCCATATCTTCCTCCTTTAGAACAAGTAAACTCTTGCTGTGGTGTCAGTGGTTACGGCTTCAAGTACTACGCCACGAGCGAAAGTGCTTCCAGCGACGGCTTTCACAAACTTGCCACTAGCACCACCAGCGATGGGGTCCATAGCAGCCAGACTTGTTCCAGATCCATTCACTTTGGCAGTACATTCACCGTGGACAACAACTTGAGAAGCCTCATTTGCAGGCCGGCCTATCCGAACTACTCCATAAGGAAGTACCCCAGCAGTAGTTTTTGCACCAGCAAAAGTGACAGCATAACCCTCTTGATCTTCCAAGGTGGCAGACGGCACAACATTGCCAGTAACTATGTTAAGTTCATCTCTCAGACCCATAATGCCTCCTTTTTTAGCTTACAAGTTTATGGGCTTCAATAAAAGCCTCATAATCTGTCATGTTAGAATTTTCTTTTTTCAATTCCTCAGCCTTAGCTTTCACCTTAGCTTCAAAATCATCAGACTCAGGCGGGGTTTCGCCGCTACCCTGTGGCTCGCCAAGTTTCTCAACAACCGCATGAAGCCTTGCAATTTCTTTCCCCATAGCCAAAATCTCATCATTTCCAAGCTTCCCATAGAATCCCATAAGCATGGATTTCTGCTCGTCATTGCAGCCAGTGAGTTTGGCCTGGAGATTTTCTTTTTCAAGAGACTCGACCCGCTGGCGGTAAGCGTCAAGCTGAGCTTTTGCTTCGGGCGGCAACTCAGGGTCTTGGGCGCCCTGCTGCTCAGGCACACGACTTTCCAACTCAGTAATTTTTGCCTGAAGAGCATCTATCTCAGCCTGTTTCTCACTGACTACAGCCTGTTTGACTTCCTCAGTGAGAGCTTGTACCAGATCAGGATGGTCTTTCTTCAGAGATTCCAAATTCATAGTATTTCCTCCATTTTCTTTAATTTCATCAATCATACCAACTTTAATAGCATCTTTAGCAAGAAGGATGCCACCTTTTCCGAAGTCACTTCTGACAGTTGCAATGTCTACGCCGCGATTTCTTGCGACACGTTCTTCAAAGATTTCTGCAAATTTATCAATAAGTGATTTATAATATGCCTGCCCCTGCGCTGTGCCAGGGTCAGGTCGTTTATTTGGCGCATTGCTGCTTGTTATGACGTAATCAGATGAGTCACTTTTTGAAACTGTGAAAACAACACCAATAGATCCGAACCCATCTGTTTCGTCTGTGGCATAGATGTTGTCACATGCAGAAGCTACCCAGTAAGCCGCACTCATACAATCGCCGCTTACAATCGCGTCAATCGGCTTTTGTCCACGCGATTCAAAGATAAGGTCACAGAATTTGTTAGTACCGCTGACTTGACCACCAGGACTGTCCACATCCAGAGCTATTCGTTTCACTGCTGGATCAGCCAGTGCAGCTTTAAACTGCTTTGTTAAAACTTCGTAAGATGTGCCTATTCCGATCAAGGTTAGGATGTTTGAATATTTAAAAAGTGGGCCATGAACTTGAATGTGTCCCACACCATTTTCGACTTTCAGTTCTCGCTCATCCCTGTCACCAACATCAAAAAAGGCTTCAAAGGATTCGTTACTCATTGCAAGGATTTCTGAAAGTGAATCTTTAGTAATGGCCCACTCGGTGTTTTGAAATGGCAGGATTCCTTGGTATTTACTATCTTTTTTCATGCAGTAGCTCCTAGCAGCTTGCTGATTTCAATTCTGCGTTATGGATTGAAAGTGTTATGGGTTAAAAATAATTTATTGGAGAGTTTTCAGCCATAAATAAAATTTTATCCGTCCATTTTACCTACTAGCTCTTTTTTATCATCTGGGCGATAGGGCAGGGAAGCGATCTGGAGCAGTTCTTCCTCAAGCGCATTGGTGACAGTTATGATCTCTTTATCAACAAGGCGACTAACGAAGGAGGCCAAGCGATCAAGCCGCGCCCGACGCACTTTAACAAACTGAAGCTCAGGATAATCAGTGAGGTTATTGAAGGCACAAATGTCATGGATTAGCGATTTTGTGATCTTTTCAGCCATGAGGCCCAGGATGGTATTGCATGTTTCGAGGAAATCCTCTATATGTGCTTCAGTGTTAGCGTTGTTTGTTGAAGCAAAGCCACCCATAACAGCGAAAGACTCAAGGAGGCCGACAGCCATCTCAGTATTATACCGATTCACTATGTCTGAAGTTGGGATGGTGCTGCGAGTTTCGCTTTTCAGAATGTTAAGTATCCAACCATGAGGTAGGATCACTCCTTGGCTGCTATCCTTCCTAACGTACTTCACCACATTCTTAGCCCAGTCCACTGTTGAAGCAACATTAGGATCGTAGTTGGGGGAAGATGTGTCTGCTTTTGTAAAGTCAAATCCTTCAGGGGCTTGCATGATCGGCAAACCGCCAAGATCACGGTCAATCCCAAGCGCCTCAGATGCTTCAATCGAACTTTTGTAGTAATAAGGTTTGTAAATATGGCGGAGGATGCTCTCACCGAATGGGTTACGACATATCTCGATTGGGATGAAATGGAGGCATTTTGAGATCGGCATAGCGAAATTGGCAGACAGT